TACATCGCTCAACTCTACGCCCAGGGCAAGGAGCCCAGCAACGCTCCTGCCCCTAAGGCAACCTACCCTCGCCAAATCGGTGCTCGAGTCTACCAAACCGAGGCTGAGTATCGTGAAGCACTTGCTGACTTTCTGAACGGTTACTGATCATGGCAAACGCTATTCGCCTCGCTGGTCTCGCTCTGGTGCTCTACGTTGGCGCTGGTCTCGGCCTGTCGGCCATTCAAGTGGCAAAGGCCCATGCTGATAGGGTCGCTGTGACGCTCTGTGAAGTGTCACAAGACTGCTCCCGCTGACCCCTCCCGCCTGTATACTGATCTCAGTTCAAACAAATCACATGCGTAAGATCGAACGTCTGATGAATGCCGCAATCGCTGCCGGCAAAGATTGGAAACTCGCTAACACCGAAGTCATCGCATGTTCCCATGTCACTGATGTGTTCCTGCATGGCAATCTGATTGCTCGGATAGGCGAAACCTGGATTGAATTGTTCGATGGTGGTTGGCAAACTGTCACCACAAAGTCTCGCCTGAATGCAATCCTGGAAGCAAATGGTCTCCCTGGTGAGAGAGTCTTTCAGAAGAACTTTGAATGGTTCGTGAATATGAATGGCACGACGATTCCTTTCTTCTCTGGTATGCGTCTCAACTGATGACTGGCTACATTACGCTATTGCTTCTGTTCATGATGTTTCGCGCTTTCGAGAGGAAATTCCTGTGACCTGTGCTCAATCCTATCGCGCCATGTGCCATCCCCAATATGATGACCGCTTCCTAGATCGGGAGCATGATGACATCATGATGGCAGAGGATTATGATGCCCGCCGCAGGGAGAGGGACGGATGGGCAACTGACACATGGGATGGCAGGTGGTGACGCCTGCCCTCTATAGTAGCCACATCGAAACGAACCGACCCATGCTCAACGCTTCCACCGCCACCAAGCTCGACCTGCTCATCGCTGACGCTCGTGGCGAGATTCGCTACACCGTGCTCCGCCCCTCTCGCCGAGGTGTGAAGGCACTCAGCGGTCAGCGCCTCTGGGCGAACGCCGCACCTAAGGGTGCCTTCCAGCACGGCAGTGTGCCTGGTGCTGATGCAGTCCGCTCGGGCAGCAAGTGCTCTAAGGCCATGTGACCCATCAGGGGCCAGTCAACGGGAGGCCAGTTGCTCGGGGGTGCCCGAGCGGCGGTCCCCGCCCCCGTGATGCAAAAACCCCTAACTACCCTAATCTATAACAGGCTCCAAGAGACCTCTAAATATACTCTTAAAATAAAAAAATTTTCCCAGAGCGCCCCAGATGAAAATTCATAATCCCAGAAAAAAAATTCCGACGCCAGAAAAGGTCTTCTCAACTCTCTTTAAGGTCGGTGGCCCTCTTGTATTTCTGATTTACGTCCTGTATAATGAACACCGATGGTTGCAAGCATCTTTTCAGTTTGCCTCTCATCAATCTCAGATAGAGGTAGTCACCGAGAAACTGAAATTCGGTGAGAAAGAAAATGAAAGCATGCTTAAAAAATATATCGGTAAGACTTGCAAGTTTGCGTCTGATTACATCGGATTAACTCCCTGGTTACAATTTAAATGTTGACTATATAATCCAGTTACAACAAATACATTACTATGTCATCGTTTCAATATACGTCCGAGGTTCAATACGATTCAGATACAGACGAATACTTTCTTACATTTCCTGATGAACTGTTAGAAGAAATGGATTGGAAAGAAGGTGACACTCTAGAATGGGAATTTTTCGAACATCACGACTCACCCGGCATTCGTATACATAAAGTAGGAGAATGATATGAGTAACATTACATTTACTCAGAAAAACTTGACTGACGTACTTGACATTATCACTGAATTGAGAGAAGATATTGATGGCATTAAGAAAGACCTCGCAATCCTCAAAAAAACCTACGGCAGGAGCCCGTGGGACACAGGCGCAAGCAACTTCGGTTTCAACAAAGACGCCTAAGAAAACCACTCCGAAGGTAGCGGCATCTTCGAAGAAGTCTCAGACGAGTGAGCAGCCTAGCGTAGAAGACCGTCTGAGTGTTTTAGAGAATCTTCTGAGAAACTTTAGATTAAGTTATAAACCAACAAAGAAGAATGAAGCGATTCCCTTAGAGCTCGTTCTTGATGATATACTTGCAAGACTTAAGAAACTAGAGAGTAAGTAATGGGCAACTGTAGAGCTAAAAAAGAAAATGTTCAAAAGACTATAACTTATACTCCACCGTTAAGTGGAACGGTTGGAGGTATAACTTATGGTGCAGCTCCAGCAAACTTTACGTTTACCAAAAAATATTGGTACGAGGTTGACCCACTAAGCAATACTCGAAAGTTTATTCAGAACGGGCAAAAGCAAGAAACAATGACCAGCACCACGGTCAAGATACCAAGTGGTGAAACAAATGATGGTGACGTAACATTCATCAATCAGACATTTACTCAACAGAAATATGTCTCTGATGCAAATGGCAATGTAGAACCTGTATTTGATAGAGAATGTCGTGGAGACCATGCATATGATGAGAACTATTTCTATCATATCTTTGAATGGCCTACTTCATTTTCTTTGTCTCGTAGTGTTGGTGGATTTCAATCAGCAAGTACAACTTCTACCACTGGAAACACTGCACCTGTAGGTCAACCATCAAACAGCACAACAACAGGAACCACAACATACAGTACAGTCAGTACAACCGTTACAGGGTCACTGAGTCTATCCAAAGTTGATGCAACTGTCAGTGGAGTAAATTCTGATAGTAGTGTTTATTATGGTGGAACTGATGATAATAAAATCTTCTTTACCTATAATACAACAAGTGCAACTGATGTTGTTGTAAAAATTGGTGATGTCATTAATGGATGGACAGTAACCAATGTTGTCAATTTTATTGTTGACAAAGCACTTCGAAAAAGAGTTACTTCACATTCCAAGAAGGGTAAAACTCCTTCTTTTGTTTATGTCGGCAGTAAGACTGGTATTGTTGTAGGAGATGGTGTGCAGGGAAAAGGAGTACCTGTCGGCACTACAGTTACAGCAATCTCTACAACAGACAACAAAATTACTTTATCAAATGAACTAAAAAGTAAAAAACTAAAGTCTGTTCTATTCACTAGTCCTGCAGTAAATAAAGTAAATCTCTCTACAGTTTGTTATGCAGAACTATCTGGTGGTTCTGCTAGTTTTGCAGCAGATACAGTTTATTCAGCAACTGGTTCTGGTGCTTCGATTGAAGTTAAGTCTGGAAAAGGCATTATCAATCGTTCGGCAGTTGTTGGTATGTACTTTTCTACCAATAAAAAATATCTTGAGTATACTCCTATCTTCTACGACAAGAGTACAGATTGCGAACAAATTTTCTATAAAGAAACAGAAGCAACATATGTCATTGGAACCATTACACTCAATGATGGAACTGACTTTGTAACCAGTCAATATTTGTGTACAGACCCACATACTATGACTGCGAAGATTATTCATGAAGTCTACTGGAATACATTTAAAATGCCAGTCAGTAAAACAAAACTATTGTACTGGATTAATAAAGCAGCAAAAGAAAATATCTCATATACAAAATTAGAAGAACTAATCATTGATGATGTAAAATCTGCATTAAATGGCAAAAAAGCAGCAAAAGTTGTTGATGATGTTTGTGGTAATGATGTTGTACAAGAACAAATTACTCCATATAATCCATATAAAGAATTATCATATGCTCAGGGTCTTGTAAGTTCTTTATCTGAAATTTCTTCAGACCCTTGTGTGGCACAAAAAACTAATTCTGCATATACTGCAGATGAATTGAAACAAGTTATTTCAAATAATATTCAAGGTGCCATTTCTTCTTCATTTATTAAAATGCCTGAAGAAATGTATAAGCAATTTGTCACAAATGAAAATTCCTTGATGAATAATATTATGAAGGCAATTGATAGTATTGAAGCATCTATTCCGACTAAGAAATTTGAAAGTCTTCCTCCAAGTATCAAAGGAGAAAATCAATCTTCAGTAGAACTTAACTTTAATAAGTTTAGAAGACTTCCTCCAAAGTTTTCTAGAGTTGATTATTTAATTTCAGATTTTACCTTTATTGATGATAAAGATATTGATATCTCGGACACATCAAATAAAACTGAATTAACCATTAGTTCGATTCCTAGATGGACTGGTACGATTTCTGTTGGAGGAACTGCAGGAGATGATGTAACAACCTCTACAGGAATTAGAGTTGTCACGACAAGAACAAATGGATACATCACATCAATTGATACATCTGCAGGCACTCCACCTCCTCCTACAACTCCAGTAATTCCAATTGGGGGTAGTTCAAGTGCTAGTGCAACTTGGTTAGCACCAACCAGTGGAGATGACCCACTGGAAGCAAGACCATATCCATTCAATGTTTGGTCTGATACAGTTAACTATCAAAAATCCTACAGTAAACTATTCTGGTTCAGAATTGAAGAAATCAGTGGTTATCTTGGGGAGTCTTTAGAAAATAGAGGAAATCCATTTTTGGATAATCCAGTCTATGCAACCCTGTCTTCTAAATTAAGTGAATCTGCAACTACTATCAATGTTGATAGTACGAATGGATTTCTTTCTTCTGGATATTTGATTATTCCAAAGTATCTTGAAAAACGAGAACAGTCTAATACTGGAAATATTGATTCTTATTTCTATTATCTTGGAGAAGAAATAATCTATTACAATGATAAGACAAGTACAAGTTTTACCAACTGTACTAGAGGAGCATATGGAACTAGTGCAGCATTTGAACAAGTTGTAACTGCTGGAGATTTTATTGAAAATGTAAAGTATGTTATCAAAACCTTGGGAACCACAAACTGGCAAGCTATTGGTGCTCCAGAAGGTGCTACAGTAGGAACAGTATTTACCGCTTCTGGTTTAGGTTCTGGTACTGGAGATGCATATGCGTTTGAGAGTACAATGACTCCATTTGAAACTGCACCTGATATAAATGCAGTTATACATAGTTATGACAAAGGATTTAAAGTAGCACAGTTTTGGCCGTATAAAACACTATGACAAGACAAGTAGCAACTCTTGGTTTTCCAGATTCAATTTCATTTGGACCACCTTGTTGTACATATCCTCCAAACACGGTAACTCCAGTTGTAAGTACAATTTTTACCAATGGAGTTCCAACTGCTAAATTGGGGGATGTTCTAACACCAGTTCCAGGAATTCCATCTTGTGATGCTGGTTGTGCTCCTCTTTTTCGCCAAGTTATTGCTGTAAGTACAGTATTTAAAGAAGGTAGATGTACTGCTCATGTGGGAGACTTGACAGCTCCTGCATCGCCACGTACAATACTACCTGGTCCAACCACAGTTTTTGCAAATTAATTATGGCAAAGTCTCCATCTTTTAATAAATCAAGTTATGTTCCTGGAAAACCAAAATGTACCAGACAGGGACGTTCTAAAAACACCAATCTTGCCGCATCAAGTCGAAATGGACGCAAAAAGCGTTATCGCGGACAAGGACACGGATGAAATAATATGGCAGAAATGCCATCCGAGTGACCTTTGGGTGTTTGATAAGTTAATTTTAAGTCGGGTTTTGGGTTATACTTGTGGGCCAACTGGTCTGCCAGTACCAAAGCCCGACTTTTATTGTGTTCGTCCAATCTCAAATTTCCTTGGAATGGGTAGAAATGCAAGAATTGAGTGGGTAGATGAGTCAACAGAGCACTTTCACCCGGCCGAATTTTGGTGTGAAGTGTTTAGAGGAGAGCATTTGAGTGTTGATTTTTACAAAACTGAGTCAAAATTGGTTGTTTTTGGAGAAAGAGATGAAAATTCTCCTCTTTACAAGTGGAAAAAGTGGTCCAAAATTGATAGGAACATCGGTTTTCCTCCGATTTTGTCTTTATTAAAAGGAAATTATGATTGGATTAACTGTGAATTTATCGATGGTAATCTTATAGAGGTACATTTTCGTCAAAATCCTGATTTTTTGCATGAAAATAGTGAGGCAATTCCTTTATGGGATGACCTGCCGCAAGAAAATCATGCAGAGTACGTTTTTGTTGAAAATGCGGACTACCTCAGAAAAGGTCTTTTTATCAAATAAATAGATTTGTGAGGGATAGCAACCCCTTTAAAAGTTCTGTTCGACCCTTTTTTGGAGAAAACAGATGGCAATTCACCCAAATCCCGATAGGGATGTTAATTACATGAAGCAAATGTGGGGAACTACCAGGTTGATTACAGATTATGTCCCTCAACAACCCAAAAAAACAAAAAAATATCAACTAAATTACTGTGAATATTTTGAAGATAACGGTTGATATTCTTACATATATACTATAATGCTAAAATTTTTCTAAATGTCTACAATTTCGGAAGAATTAGGAAAAGTTTCTAGGTCTTTTAAAGACATTAGCTTTAATTTTACCAAAAATCCGATTACAAATGATGTAGTTGTATTAAAAAATGAAGAATCTATCAAACAAGCAGTTAAAAATTTAGTTTTAACTAAACTTGGAGAGAGATTATTCAGTCCTTTACTAGGAACTAATACAACTACATATTTGTTTGAATTGAGCACAACATTTTCAGAAAATAGTTTAATTGAAGAAATTGAAAATGTTCTTACAACTTATGAACCAAGAATAACTTTAAAGAACATCACAGTTGATGTAAATCCTGAGTTGTCTGAGTTCAATGTTTATATTGAATATTTTATTGTAGGATTACCACCTATTGTCCAAACGGTAGAATTTCTACTTGTACGAGAAAGCTAATACATGGAACTACCATCAGTTGCTTCATTAGAATTTGAGGAAATTAAAGCCTCAATAAAACAATTCATAAAAACTAAAACAGATTTCCAGGATTACGACTTCGAAGGTTCTAATCTTTCGATGTTGGTCGATGTTTTGGCATACAATTCGATGTATTCTGCCTACAACATCAATATGGCAGCAAATGAATTGAATTTGGATACATCCGTTTTGAGAGACAATGTTGTATCTCATGCAAAGAAATTAGGTTATACTCCAAATTCTTATACTTGCTCAAAAGTATCTTTTGATATTACTGTAACTGGTGTTTCATCTTACGACAGTGTAGAACTTTCTTCTGGAACTGTATTTGCAGCAACTCAAAATAATAAGTCATATACCTTTATTTCCAGAGACCCAGTTAGATTAAATCCATATGGGTCAAATAGTGTTACCTTTTCAAATCTAACTTTCATTGAAGGTACAGAATTTACCATTACATACACAGTAGATTCTTCTAACGAAAATCAAAGATTTTTCATTCCAAACAATAATGTAGATGCATCTACCGTTAAAGTTTCAATTATTGCAGATTCAACCTCCGATGTAGAGGATGAATATACAAGAAAGTATAGTATTGTTGGAGTTTCGTCTTCTGATAAGGTTTTCTTTGTTGAGGAAATTCAAGACCAAAAATACGAAGTAATTTTTGGAGATAGCGTAATTGGAAGAAAATTAGAAAATGGTGAAATTGTTAAGATAACTTATGTGATAACGAATGGTTCGTTAGCTAACAACATCAGAACTTTTAATTTTATTGGAACTGTTAAGGGTCAGAATCCAGGAGTTACTGATACGACAATTGCAATTAGTAATATAACTCCAACTTTAATTAGTTCTAAATCGGACGGTGGTTCTGAATTTGAACCAATCAAGTCTATTAAGTATAGAGCACCAAGATATTATGCTGCACAACAAAGAGCAGTTACAACCAGTGATTACGAAAGTATCATTCAAAACATTTATTCTAATGCTGAGTTAATCCGAGTTTCTGGCGGAGAGCAACAAACTCCACCACAATATGGAAAAGTCTTTATTTTTATAAAACCAAAAATTGGTGATGTAATCAGTCAATATGAAAAACAGAGAATAACCAAAGAAATTAATAATTATACTGTTGGTTCCATTACTCCAGTAATTTTAGATGCAAATTTAATTACAATTGTCATTGAACCAGTTATTGTATATGACTCAAAAAAGACAAAAAAATCTTCGTCACTCATTAAAACTTTAGCTCAAAAAGTTGTATCAACTTATAATGAAAACGATGAATTTAAAAATTTTGGTGGGATTTATTCCTCTACCAAACTTCTTTGTTTGATTGAAGACATTGATGTTGCGATTAGATTTGTTTTATTAAAAACTTATTTTAAACGCTCTACAAATTTATATAACAACATTTATTACGAGTATAATTTAGATTTTTATACAAAACTTAGAAACAAAATTACTGGAAAGTACACATTAATTAGTGACCCATTTTGTTTAAGAGAAGTTAATGAACCTGTTTTTCTTGCTGCATTAAGTCATGACTTTGCTGGATGTGAGAAAGATACAAATATCTACATCTCAACACTTTCTGGAAGAATTATTGGAATTGTGGGAACTATAGATTATGAAACTGGAAAAGTTAAGTTTGCTATTAGAGCATGCCAGGATACACCAATAAATATCTATGTTATTCCAGATAATGCCGATATTACAACTAGCACGGATACTTATCCAGCTCTAGAAATTGTTGCAAGTGATGTTGTCGATGCGACAGATGCAACCGATGATACTTTAGACCCTAATGTTACTCTTCCAACAACGGATGTTGTTATTCCTGGAATTGCAACTGGTGACCCAACTGGAAATCCTGCAGTGATAAACATTCCAGGAACTACAGTAACAAATCCAGATGGAAGTACTACTACCACAAATCCAGATGGAAGTACTACTACTACAAATCCAGATGGAAGCACTACAACCACACCTCCTAGTGACACGATTACTACTCCAGATGGAACTACACCTTCATCGCCAGCAGATAATCCTACAATAGACGACTTCGAACCAGAGACTCCGAATATTTGCTCATGAACCACCTAGAAGAAAAAATTGTTAATCTTTCAACCCTGATTGAAAGTCAATTTCCTTCGTTTGTACGAGAAGCTTCTCCAAAATTTATTTCGTTTTTGTCCTCTTACTATGAGTCACAGGAAGTTAAGTATCAACCTTTAGATATTGTAAAAAATATCTTAGATTACTACAATATCTCATATTTTTCAAAACTTGAACTTAGTGAAAGCACAAAATTAACCGCAAATATTAGTGATACTGCGAGTACAATCACAGTAGAAGATACTAGTGGATTTCCAGTATCAAATGGATATATTAGAATTAATCAAGAAATTATATTTTACAAAACAAAAACTTCAACACAATTTTTAAATTGTATTAGGGGAACCAGCGCATTCTTAGTTGAAACTATTCCTGTTTCTCAAGTAGTCTATACCTCAAGTGCATCATCCATTCATAATCAAAATGATGTAGTTGAAAACTTAGCATACACCTTTACAGAAGAATTTTTCAGAAGAATTAAATCTGAAATTGCACCTAATATTCCAGAGAATTTAGTTTCGGATTTAAGTCTATCTTCTTTTCTAAAAAATATTAAGAGTTTTTATACTTCTAAGGGAAGTTTAAATTCACATAAAATTTTATTTAAAATTTTATTTAATGATAATAAGGTAAAGATTAGGTTAAAAAATAGAGGAACTGGAGCAAAATTAAAACTTACAAACTATGTTGGTTCTATTGGTTCCTATGAAATCGTTAATGGTGGAAGTGGATATGATAATAGAGTCGTAGGTGGTAACTTTGTAAACGCACCTATTATTGATATCATTGGTTCCGGCACCGGCACTAAAGTAAATAATGTATACCCTTTGACTGCTCAGATGAGCGTCACATCAATTAATTCATCTGGTTCTATTACCGGCGTTCAGATTGATAACGTTGGTGAGGGTTATGTTGGTCCTATTACTGCAAGGGTAAGAGAAAGGTCATTTACAGAAAATCAAGTAGTAAGAAATATTAGTGGTACTGGATATGCGAGAGTAGAGAATTGGGATTTTGAGTCAAATGAGGTAACTTTATATGATGTTGTTGGGTATTTTAAAGTTTTAGATGAACTAATAGGAGAAGGAGGAGAAAACCCAAGAGCATTTATTTCTGTAGCTTATCCAGTAACTGATATCAATAGAAAGGGTAATCCTTCTATTCAAACAATCTCTTTAGAACCAACCACAGAGAATCCTAAAGATTTTACAATTAGACCTTCTTCTGCAACATATGCTACAAAAACTGTAATTCATTGTGAGTTAATAAAAAATGCCATCTACAAAACAGTCAATGGCAAATTAGTAAAACCATCAATAATTTCTTTAGTTCAGCAATCCGATAAGGATTCTGGAATACCTGGTGTTTCAATAGAAAGTAGTGAATTCAATTTAGTTGGTGATAATATCTACGAATTTGGAGTTGAATCAAATTTTGATATTAATAAGTTAAGGTTAATTCCAACTACAAGGTTAACCGTATCAAAAGCATCTATTAATTCCTCAACCACAGCATTCATTTTAACTGCAGATGACCTTTATGGTTTTCCTCTTATCAATGGAAAGGTCTATATTAATGGCAATGTGATAAATTATGAAAGTAGAAGTTGCAACCAACTATTTGGATGCACTTATACTGGAACATCGACATTTTCTCTATTTGCTGGAGATGAAGTTTATGCATATAGTAGAGTTGATGGCAATAAAACTTATAATTATTTTATAACTGGATATCTTGATGGAAATTCTTCCGATGCTACTGCTCCAGTATTTAAGTTATTAGGAATTCCATCAAAACCGATTGTGGATGATGGTGGTTCTTTATATACAGAAACAAATTTTGAAACTGTTGATACTTTAACAAGTTCAGACAGTCAAATTAAATATACTTCTTGGAATTTAAATTATCAAACCACCATTGCAGATGGGTCTTTAAATTCTTTTGGAAATACTCCATCTGTGCAATCTGTATATGAATATGAAGATAAGGTTTATGTTTCTTCTTCAGGAATTCCTCCTTACTTAACTAGTATTGTTGGAAGAAAAACTTGCAAAAATCAAAAACTTTTAAAAAGAGTTAATATCAAATCAAACCCCGGCAAAGGAGGTGGAAAACTTACATCGAAAGGTATTGGTATTACTGTCGATGGAGTTGAAATTCAATCATTCAAAGGAAACCGAGTAGAATATGGTCCCCTAACATCTATTTCTATTGGAACTGGTGGAGATTATAAAGTTCCCATTTCGTCTGATAATTTATCATTCAATTATCTTAAGTATCCAGTATTTTTAATTGAAGGTGTAACCAATCCTTTAACGAATACATCTTTACAAACATTATTTTACATCTCAAGTTATATTTCCAAAATTAATGTTTCCAATTTGGATTCATCTTATTTGACTGGTTATTTGTCAAAACCTAATATTAGTGTAGTAAATAATAATCCAACAAAGACGGCAACATTTGGTCAGTCTAATCTAATTTACTTAACTAATACAATTCAAATAACCTCCACCACATTTGAACCTGGTGAAAAAGTTACATATACAAGTTCTGTCCCAACCGTTGCAGGATTAATTAATGGTTCTGTATACTATGTTGGTGTGACTGGAACAAATACCTACAAGTTGTATTATACCAAAGATGATGCTTTGGCTTTAAATTCAAATGATGTCTCATTTACAGATTCTTATAATACTTCCACAACTCCAATTGCATTTACGGGAACTTTAAAAACTGATAATCAAAACCCATTAGTATTTGAAGAAGCTCAATTAGATATAAGTTTTAATGAATTAACAAAAACAATTGATAATATCTTTGTTAGAAATTCTGGTAAAGGATATATTGTTGCTCCTTCTATTATTATTTCCGGCGGCGGAAAATCGCCACAGACAATTCCACTAGCATCCTCTTCTGGGGAGATTGTAAGTTTTAGGGGTTCTCTGATTTCAAGATCTAATGTTGGAAAATCAACAGAAAATGAAATTGATATAACTGGATTGATATCGACTAATTTTTCTTCGGTTCCAAAAATTTCTGTATCTGCAGGTGTTGGAGCAACAATGTCTGTATACACTGCAAATGGTGCTATCTCCTCTGCAGAACTAAACGATACTGGAGATTATTATTTCACAGAACCAACCGTTCAAATTTCTGGTATTGGTTCAAATGCATCGGTCAGAGCAATAATTAGCGCAACCACTGGAAAATTAACTGGATTTTCTATTGTAAATCCTGGTTCTGGATATACCATTCTTCCAGTTGCAACTATAGTACCCTCTGGAAGTGGTGCATTGGTATCTGGAAAAATTAAGAGTTGGACATTTAATTTATCCAACGTATTAAACACAGATGACTACGGTGGATATACATTTGAAGATTCTGATGATGATACAACAGGTGCATTAAATTTCCAACAAATGACTTTGAAAAATCTTCCAGAGTCATTAAATGACAGACAATATTTGGTATTAAAGACTACTTCAAATTTGAATTCTCAATATCAAGTTACTTCTGGAACTCATTCTAAAGTTATTGGGTGGGCATATGATGGCAATCCAATTTATGGCAAGTATGGATATTCTAATCCACTAGATTCTACTTCATCTATAACGGCAATTACTTCTTCTTGGCAATTAAAGTCAACCAGAACTGGAGGCCCTTCAGTGGTTAGTTATCCATTAGGTTCTTTCGTGGAAGACTATGAATTATCAACATCATCTGTGTTGGATAAACATAATGGTCGTTTTTGTGTAACTCCAGAGTTTCCACATGGAACATATGCATATTTTGCTACCGACGCATTCCCATATTTTATTGGATTAGAATATTATTCAAATGCTGATGATTTTAATATCTGTGGAACAAGAAGAAATGATAGAATTCCTGGTTCTTTCAGAAGAATAAACAATTCTGCAAATCAATATTATCCAAAAGAGTTTAAGAATACATGCAGAACTATTTTAAACACCAGAAATGTTACTCCTGGTTCTATTGATTCTGTTATCATCGAAGATGGTGGAATTAACTACAAAACTTTTGATAAATTAATTGTAGATAATTCAGATACTTTTGGTGTAGGATTTTCTGCATTTGTTTCTCAAATTTCTGGAAAATCCATTTCTTCATATGCTTTTGATTCAGGAAAGATAGTATTTACTACTTCATCAAATCACGGATTATCAAAAGGTGATTATGTATACATTGATTATGTGAGAAATGTTAATTATGCAGAAACAACATTATCACCAATAACCAATTTAAATTATTTCAACAACGCTAAATTTGTAAGTTCTTTTGTATCAACTGCAAAATTCTCTTACGATAGAAATAATTTGCAACCTTATTTTAACAAGGATGCAATTACTTTTACTTCGACTGAGATTAGACTGAATACAAATTTACTACCAACAATTTTATATTTACATTTAAATTCAGCAACTTATCAATTAGTAATTAATAAGTATTCACTTTTGGGTGCTTCTGTAGTACAAAGTGTCACCGATACAACCTTTACCGTCAATCAACCAACCGACTTTACTGCTGCTGGATTAACTTCTATAATATACACCACAAAATCTGCAAGTGCATCTGGTAAGATTGCCGAAATTACTATTGCAAACCAAGGACAAAACTATAGAAAATTACCTGAGGTAATTGGTGTTAATAGTTCTTCTGGAACCGGCGCATTAATTCAATTAAACTCTAATTCTATTGGAAAACTTTCCAATTTTGATTATTCAACAATTGGAGATAAATTTATTTCCAATAAAACTGTTAACTATGATTTAAAAATACCTTATACTGCAAAAATTACAAATAACTTTGAAATTACAAGTATTAAAGTATTGTCTGGTGGTTCAAACTACTCCACTTCCGATATCGTCAAAGTTAACGGAGTAGTCGATTCAAATTGCGAATTTGCAATTGTTGCAGGAACTGGAACAATTACTGAAATTAAAGTTCTCAAAGGAGGATTTAATTTCAGTAAAGTTCCAACAATAACTGTGGAAAGCAGTACTGGTTCTGGAGCAAATTTTGCCGCGGTTTTATCCAGAAAGAAAATTTTAAGGAATGACTATATTACTTTTAATGGGACATCTTCTTCAAATAAAGCTTTAATCAATAATTTTGATTATAAGTCATCTACCATCCAATTTACTGTTGTAAATGGTTCTGTATCTGAAAATGACATCGTATACAGCAAAGATTTTCAAGTTTATGGAAACGTTGTTTCTATAAGAAGAGCAAAAGTTCATACAAAATCACAGGCAATTACATCACTACAATCTAAGTTTATTGACAACAAAGGATTTTTAAATGATTACTCTCAAAGAATTCATGATAGTAAATATTACCAAGATTGGTCTTATTTAATATCCTCGCCAAGAAATACTTCGGAATGGAGAAGTGAGGTTATTAAAAATACTCATCCATCTGGATTTAGAGTTTTTGGTAAAAATATATTAGAGAAGAGAACATCATTCTTTACCAACTCTAATGATGTATTTAGCAGTTCTGTTATCTTTAGGGCAAATCTTCAAAATACTGCAAATCTTAATTTAAAACTAACTGGATGTAAAAAACAGACAATTCAAGTTAGTGACCCTGGAGCTTTTGCTATTGGAGATTATATCTATGGAAATAGCACCGAATCCAAGGGTATTATTCTTAGTATAACTGAGGGATATATTGAAATCTTACCGTATGGTGATTCAGTATTCCAAGTTGGGGAATTTATATTCAAAGTAACCGATAATTTTGTTTTTGGAATTGACACTGAAACTTTATTTAATATATCTTTCTTCTCTGGAATTTTGCAGAGACCAAGAGAAAGTTATTATGTATCCAATAACAATTATATTCCAAGATTTACAATTTTACCAACCGATGAGGTAGTAAATTATAAATTAACTAATACAACTGAATTATTAGATGTCACTACGTTGACTGCAGGGACTACTGTTTTTAATCTATCTAAAGATTTACTACCATATATTCCATCAAATAAAGAAAATCTATTATTATCAATTAATGGTGTTGTACAAGACCCAGATAGTTTTTCTCTGTCTGGAAGCACTATAACTTTATCTTCAGCTGTTACCACCACCGCAACAGCATTTGTACTAGTACAATCAAATCTAAGAAAATTAACCTTTACTGGTTCTGGACCAACATTTACATTAAATTATACCCCGGCTAGCAACTGTCAGTTGTTAATTTTTACAAGAGCAGTTGGACAGTCTCATCTATTGACCGATTATACAGTTTCTGGTAATACTGTTACTATTTCCGAAAGTGTTTCTGCTTCTGAACTATTTGGATGGCAAATTAATGAAACTGTAACTTGTTCACAAATTACAAATCTTACAATATCTGGAAATAGAGTGTCTGATTACAGACCTTGTTCTATTAAGAGATTTACCGAAAAGATTGAATCTAGTTCCGCAAAAAATTCCAATTCTTTCTATGAAATTGAAAAGGAAACTTTAGATGGTACAATGTCTGCCACTGCAGATACAGTCTATGGATTTGATAGCAGATTTGTATATACAAATCCAGAATACTCCAGTAGTTATGTTGAAGTATTAAATCCAATAACTTATGTCACTGGAACCTCAACTTATAATTTAACAACATTTGACGGGGTTACATACACTCCTATCAATGGGAAAAAATCTTTAATGGTTTATGTTGATAATCTAGTTCTTGACCCAGATGATTATACTATTACTACGTCTACAATTACATTTACCAACACCTATGCAGCCGGTAAAACATTTACTTTAGTTGATTTTGTCAGTGGATATCTTGCGAATAATACAAATAATAGATGTGCAGATTTAGATAGATTAAATGTGGTTCAGAATGGAACCCGAGTTACGTTTAATCTTTCTGATAATGGAGTTCCCCAATATGTAAACAATGTTGGTGATATTTTTGTCATTAAGAACAATCTGCTCAAGAGGCCAGATGCTGTCACACAGTCTCTTACTGATAATAAAATCACATTGACAACTGCTCCAATTGCTAGTGATAATGTAAAACTGGTTTATTTTAATAGACAACTATTACCAGTAAAAACTAAAAATGTTATTCTTGACCCATTCAATTGTTACAATTCAACCACTACAACATATCCATTGACTCTTAGTGGCTTAACTTTTACCCCAGTAAGTGTTTATAATTTACTTATTTGCAGAAATGGAGTTTTCCAAAGACCAGGTATTGATTATACTTTATCTGGAACTAATGTGGTATTCTCAGAAGCACCAACACCTGGTAGTGACATAACGGTTATTTACTCATACAATAACATCAATACAAATAGTTATATCACAGATTTTACAGCATCAACTACCACAACGACTGTAAACCTTGGAATGACTCCTCCAAATGCAGATGATTTATTTGTTCTAAGAAATGGAGTATTTCAAAATCCAACTGAAGATTTCACAGTTACTGGAAGTACACTAACATTCACCACTAGTGTTACTTCTGGAGAACAAGTTTTCATCATGTATACTCATGCTTCGGCCGAAATTGGAATAAGTACCGTCAGTGGAAGCACAATTACTTTGTCATCTTCCATTACAACCAACCAAGATGGACTTGTATTGTTTATCAACGGAGCTCCAAAATTTAATAACAAAGATTTTACAGTTTCTGGTTCTACAGTTACATTACTCAATGGTCAAACAGTAGACTCTGGAACTACTCCATTTGTTATGCAATATGTAACTTCTACCATTATTGATAATATTAATGATTGTCCAGATGGAGTAAAGACTCAATTTAAACTTTTATATAATGGTGCTAATTTGATTGCATCAGATATAGTTTCGGATGCAGATATTTTAATTTCTGTAAATGGAGTTGTACAACATCCAGGAACACAATACACATTGAGTACAAATAGAGGACTTGTTAATTTTGTAACTGCTCCACAACATACAGATGAAATTTTCATGATTAGAATGCATGGAAATCAGTTAATTTCATTAACTTCCAATGGTGGTTCTAATACTGTATATAACCTTAGTTCTGCAGTAACATCGCAACAAGAGGATGTTGTTGTATTCTCCAATAATCAATGGACCTTTGCAGAATTGAATGGATATTCTTGGACTACAACCTCAAGAGTTACTCTTTCAACTGCACAGACTACAGGAAATATTTTTGCAATTAAATTTAATGGACTATTTAAACTTTTAGATTCTATTCATACTCCATTTAATTCAGTCAATACTAAGTTTAATCTATTCTTATCGGAACAAAATTTTGTACCGGCCGGCAATATTGATTCAAACAATATTCCATCAGAATCTAGTCTATTGGTATTGAAGAATGGAAAGATTCTTGACTCTGCAGTTGATTATACTTTGCAAGGAGATATCAAGAGTCAAATTCAATTTACTACAGCTCCAACATCATCAGATAAAATTTCTATCAAGGTAGTTGGTTCATTCTTAAAACTTCAAAGTATAACTTCTGGGTTTGGAGGTAAGATTTACGATTTAAAATCTTCTCCAACTGCAAATTATTATCCAAATGCTGTTATCTCCAGACCAAGAGAACATGAAAATCAAATTATTGTATTGAAAAATGGAAATATTCAAAGTCCATTGTATGATTATTACATTGATAATAATAAGTTGGTATTTACAAATAATGTTACTTCGGGACCTTTGATTGTAATGGATTACATGGGGACCACAGAGGACATGATTGTATATAATACAATCAAACAAGTTTCTGTTGGGGACACTATCTATATTTCTGGAGAATCAACTGAAAGAACAGTTACAGAAATTATCTCTCCAACAGTATTAAAAACAGCAACTTATTCTGGAACTTCTCCTTCTGGATTTACCTCAACCTCTACAATTTCTCAAGGAAAATTATCTGCAATTTCTATTACAACTGGTGGGGTTGGATATCCATCCCCAACTATTCTTCGTACAAAAGGAACAGGAAATAGTGCAAAAACTTTGACAACTATTAACCCAATTTTAGGAAAATCAATAACAACTCCTTTGACAATACAGTATCCTGGATACAATTTATATACCACTCAAGAAATAGTTCCAACTACTTATGCATATGTCTACAGAAAGAAATTGATTAGTTCTTCCACTGTAAGAAAAGCAACCACATTAACGTCTAATATCAACTCCACTGTTGAAACTATATCTGTTGGTAATACATCTTCCTTTGACAAGAATACCCCAGTTGTAACGGTGTCTTCCAATACTGGCGCCGGGGCAACATTTAGAGTATTTGTCAGCAAAGGTAGAATCAGAAAAATTGAAGTTTTGACTGGTGGTTCTGGATATGATGATAGAGATATCTCTCTTGCACTATCTGGAGGAGGTGGAAGTGGGTGTGTGTTAGAACCAACTTTAGACAACTCTGGAACTATTACTTCCGTCACTGTAAATAATGGCGGAATTGGTTACGATACATTTAGAGTTATCATTGACAATGAAGTGATTGAATATACTGACACTACATTAACACAGTTGTTGGGATGCACAAGAGGTTCTTCTCCTACTTCTCACACATCCACAACTTTGGTTTATTCGGATAATTTTGTCTAATAAATAATCATACAAAGAAATATCCACTAGGACTGTAACATGCCCTCACTAGTAACTGATAATTTTAGAGTTTTTGCAGCAGAACAATTCATCGAATCTCTTGAAGAACCTTATACTTCTGTAGGAGTTCCAGATTCTGATGATAGTAGTGCCGCATCTCAAGCTTATAGAAGTAAAATTTACTTGTTTATTGGACGTTCATATAATTGGAATGATGGCAGTGCTCCATTATCTGGTGGTGAAAAGTATGGACAGGTTTCTGCTGTTTCTGATTTCTCCCCACCAGACCCAGTGGATTCTTACGATGAATTAAGTGAAATTTATGATGATATGATTGCAATTAAGAGAGTTACTAGAAGTGACGTATCCCAAGTAATTAGAAAAAGAACTTGGCAAAACAATACTGTTTACGATATGTACAGAAGTAATTATTCTTCTAGTAATCTATCAGCAACTGGCCAGTCAAAATTATATGACAGCCAATTTTATGTAATTAACAGCAACTACCAAGTTTATAAGTGTATCTTCAATGGTCAGAGTCCTACTTATCCAAATGGAAGACCATCGACAGAAGAACCAACAGGAACTAGCACAGGTATTATTGATTCCCCAACTGATAATTATAGATGGAAGTATATGTATACGCTATCTATTTCCGATTATATTAAATTTGTCTCTACAGATTTTATTCCAGTTAAAGCTGATTCTACAGTTTCCAGTGCTGCAGTTGGTGGAGCAATTAATCAGGTAGTTATTACTAACAGAGGGTCTGGATTAACCGCAGGAACATATTATTCTCCTATTATTGGAGATGGTGGATTGGGAGGCGACACAACAAAAGCTATTGCAAGAATAGTAGTCCCATCCTCTGATACTAATGCAAACAAGATTGATACTGCAGAAATCCAACAGGCTGGAACTGGATATACATTTGGTAAATTAAATTTAGCAGAGTGTTATTCTTCAATTAATGATGCACTTGCAAGAACAGGAACAGTGACATCTTTAAGCGCTAATAGTTCTGCTGTTGAAGTTGTCATTTCTCCACCAGGAGGACATGGTTCTGATGCACTTAGAGAATTGGGTGCATATAGAGTGATGATTAATAAGAGTCTAGACTTCTTGGATGGCAGTGGTGATATTCCAGTTGATATGCAATTTAGAAGATTTGGATTAATTTCTGACCCACAAACAACCGCAAATGCTGATTTTACAACCACTACTGCAGCTGTTTGTAAGTCCATTAAGTTTTCTTCTTCTGCTGTAACTAATTTTACTAATGGTGAAATTATTACCCAGGCTACTACTGGTGCAAAAGGTAGAATTATCCATTGGGATTCTACAACCAAAATTTTAAGATATTATCAAAATGAATATATTAGCGCACAACAGTCTGGTTCAAATGCAAATAAACTAGTTGAATTCTCTGGGGCAAATGCTATTACTGGAGCAACCTCTGGTACGGTTCTTACACCAGACACTGCATATTCTTCTACAATCTCTGGAATTACTTTTACCAGTGGATATAATGCAGGAGAAATTAAAAAATTCAGTGGTCAAATTTTATACGTTGAAAATAGAAAACCAGTCTTTAGGTCTAATGACCAGATTGAAGACGTAAAGTTGGTTGTCGAATTCTAAACTAAATAATAATCAGGAAACTAAACTTGAAGGTTTAAAATAAATGCAAGAGCTTAAACTCAATTTAGAACCATATTTTGATGATTTTGATAAAGATAAAAATTATCATAGGGTATTGTTTAAGCCTGGAACTCCTCTACAATCCAGGGAATTAACTACACTTCAATCGATTTTACAAAATCAGATTGAGAAATTTGGACAGCATGTATTCAAAGATGGGTCTGTGGTTATTCCTGGCCAAGTTGGTTATGATTTGCAATACAATGCCGTTCTCCTACAACCTCTTGTTTCTGGATTAGAGGTAGAGAGTTTTAGAACAGATTTAGTTGGTAAAACTCTAAGAGGGGTTTCCTCCAACGTAAAAGCAAAAGTTGTCAATACAATTAGTGCATCGGAATCAGAAAAAGATACGATTACCCTATATGTAAAATATGTTTCTGGTGGAAATCTTGTAAATGGTACTCAGTTGAGTAAATTTGCAAATAATGAAGTACTGGTAGATGAGTCAAATAATCAAGTTGCAGTAACTGCGATACAGAATGCATCTGCATATATTGGTAGTGCTGCTAATATTACTGCAGGTGTTTATTTTATTCGTGGATTCTTTGTAGATGTACCAAGTCAATCTATAATTTTAGACCAATATAATAATTTCCCTTCCTATAAAGTAGGATTATCAATTTCAGAGAATATTATTACCGCTGAAGAGGATACGACTCTTTATGATAATGCAGTCGGAACTTCTAATTTTACAGCTCCTGGAGCAGATAGACTTCAAATTGAAGCAAATCTATCTAAACAAGACCTTAATTTTTCTACAGATTCTTCATTTATCGAATTACTTCGTTTGAATTCTGGTGAAGTAATTCAACTAGTAGATAGCAGTATCTATTCCGAATTAGATAGAAATCTTGCTAGAAGAACATATGATGAGTCTGGTAACTATACCTTAACAGATTTTGAAGTAAAAGTTAAAGAAACTTATGATGACGGAGAGAATGGTGGAGTATATTCTCTGAATGACATTTCTGATACCAATAAGAAAGTTTTAAATAGAACTCCAGCTGTCGGTGACGGAGAAGATGCAATTGATGGTCGTCAATATTATACCGTAGAAGTTTCTCCTGGTAAGGCCTACGTTAAAGGTTTTGAAGTTAACAGTATTGAGAAAAAATATTTAACTATTGATAAACCAAGAAAATCTTTATCTCTAAACAATCAGGGACTAGTTGCATCATTTGGTTCTTATTTTGATTTAAATACTGTCATTGGTTCTGTTTCTCCAAATACAGTAATTCAACTAAAAAATGTTGTTAGTGGTAGTGATGTTATTATTGGTAAAGCGAGAGCAATTGCTTTAGTTTCTGGTAAGAAACTTTTTGTTTCTGATGTGACAATGTACAGTGTCGTTACTGTTAGTGACGCTACAGGAGCTCCTTCTGCTGGTGACTTTGTATTTTTCAACAATGGTTCTCAGGCAGTTGTAGAATCTGTAAACTCTGCAGTCTTTACTTTGTCTCAAGTTACGGGTAACATTTCTTCTGGACTTACATTTACTAATTCTAGAAATTCTACCACGCATACTGTAAGTTCTGTAGTTAACAATAAAATTGAAAATATTACAAAAATTACTTCATCTGCTGGATTGAATGCTGGGGTTTTATTAGAACCAGTTACTATTTCTGGAAGTAGTTTTAGTGTTGCATCTAACGTAGTTAGTGGTTCTGGAACTAATTTTAGTACAGAACTATCAATTCCAATGAGTCTTCAAATTGGTACTGGTAATCCTGTAGTAATTTCTGCAATAGCTTCTGGTGGTACAAATGTAACTGTAACTGGAACTATTTCAAATGGAACTTACTATAACGTTAAGAAGTTAGTTCCAAAATTAAAAATTTACAATCAAAATTTTTACTCAAAGGTATTACCAACTCCTGTAAAATCTACAAATGATTTTTCATATTATAAAACTTTAACTGCAAATAGAACTGTAGGAACTGGTGGACTTATAACCCTATCGTCAACTGCAGATGTAACATTTTCAGCATCAGATATTTTAGTAACAAATTCTTCTGGAATTGTTTCTCATACCGCAACCCTAGTATCGTCATCATCTGTAAACATTACAGTTGATACTGCATTAATCGGAAGCAATGTAGATATCACATATAAGGTAAGGATTAACAATCCTTCACTAAAGTCAAAATCTGCTACTAAATTTAAATTTTTAAAGGTTGATAAAGATAAAAATACAACCAATACTGTTTACGGTACTAGAAAATCAGATAAAGAAATATCATTGAAGTTTAGTGACGTATATAAAATTCATGCAATTCGTGAGGCTGCTTCAAGTAGCACAACTAATGATAAGTTATTTGATAAGATTGTAATTAATGATGCTACTTCTTTAATTGTTGGACACATCATCACATATGAAAATATCAAAGCAAAAATTATAGAAATTTCTGGTACTACTCTAAGTGTTTTATATCTATCTGCAGATAAGTTTCCAGTAGGTACAAATTTAAATTATGTTGTAAAAATCGTTGCAGATGTTTCCATTGTTGGAAGATATATTGTATCATCAGAACATGGTTCATATAAAGATATCACAAATGATTTTGCTCTAGTTAAAAACGATACTTCAGATTCTTATAATATTTCTAAATTAGTAAGACTTGATAATAGACCAATTCCAACAAATCAATTTATTGTTGTATTTGACTACTTCCAACACTCAAATACTTCTAATGATTTGTATAGTATCTCTTCATACAATACTTCAGAGATTAACTATGAAAATATTCCAACAACTTATGATGGAACTCCATATTCTGATATTGTAGATTTTAGATTTGAGTCAGTTGCATCTACTGGTAGCGGAGGAACAATTACCTCTCCATACACAGAAACTCAATCTGCACTTGATGTATATACTGTATCCAAACAGATTAGTGCATTTGCATTTCCTGGAGAAGCTGTAACCTTAGATTATGACTACTACTTGGGAAGAATTGATAAAATTTTCCTTAACGAGAATAACAGATTATTGGTTGCAAAAGGAGCAGAATCATTAACTCCGCAAGCTCCAGAAAATGTCAATGGGTCTCTATTACTTGCAACTATTACTATTCCACCATATATGAAGAATGTAAATTCTTCCACAATATCTCTTGAAGATAACAAGAGATATACAATGAGAGATATCGGTTCAATAGACCGTAGATTGCAAAATGTTGAGGAGTTAACTTCTTTAAACTTACTGGAAGTAAGTACAAATTCTCTTAATATCTTAGATGCACAAGGAAATAATAGATTTAAGACAGGATTTGTAGTAGATAACTTTAAAACCTTATCTCTTGCAGATTTAAACAATCCAAATTATTCTGCATCAATTGATACTGAAAATGCTCTAGTTAGACCATATCCATATGTTAATAACATTGGACTTGATTATAGTTCTTCCTCAACAACTACAAAAACTGGAGATTTGGTAACTTTACCATATGCAGAAGTTGTATATGCACAACAGAAATATGCAAGTAGAGTAGAAAATCTCCAACCTTTCCAGTTAGTTCAATGGAACGGTACAATGCAGTTGGACCCAAGTAAAGATATTTGGTACGATACTGTTAAAAAACAAGGTCAAACTCAAACAATAGATTACACCCAACCAATCAAATTCTTGTTCGATAAGAGTGGTGCATCTGGAGACCAATGGGGTGCTTGGACCGTAGTTAGTAATACTCCTGCTAAAGGTGGTGGAACAAATCAATTACAAAAGAAAACTGGAGTAAACAACTCCTTTAAAACTTTAGCGCAAGATATTACAGTTGGAGATACTTTTGACGCTATTAGTTCTACAAAATATATCAGGTCTATTGTTATTGAGGTGTTTGCTAATGGATTAAAACCAAGTACATATCACCATTTCTTTATTGATGGAAAACTTGCAAATGATGTAATTTTCCCAAGAGATATCGTCGGCATGACAGAAAGAACTGGAACCTTTGTGGTTGGTGAAAGTGTATATCTAAAACCAACATTAACTACCACAACTTCTTCCACTACTGTAAAGGCTAAAGTTGTAGCGTCTCCTTCGGGAACTTATTCATCAACTACCACATATCTCTCAATTGATACCTTAACTACTGAGGATGGTACAGATGTAAATCCAACACTATTGGGTTCAGAATTTTACATTACTGGAGTTACTTCTCAGGCAAAAGGTAAAGTTACTTTAACCTCTCCTAGAGTTACATCAAACTCTACTGGAGATTTGAAAGCGTTCTTATTAATTCCTGCTGAAAAATATGAATCAGGAGATACTAAATTTTTACTAACGGATGACATCGGTGGCAATACAATTCAAGGAATTTCCAATTCGAGTACATCTGCAATCTTTACCAACCAAGGTACTAAGATTGAACTTACAAGTAATATTGTCTCATTGAAGACTGCAGAGATTGTAAGTACTCCTATTGTAGATTATAAGACCGTATATATTCCACCCCCACCACCGCCACGCGACCCATTGGCGCAATCATTTACTGTTGGTGCTGAGCAGTTGGGAGGAATTTTTGCTTCTTCCATTGAATTATATTTCCAAACCAAAGATTCTGTAGACCCAGTAACTGTTGAAATCAGAACAATGGAAAATGGAATTCTAACAGATACCATTGTTCCATATAGTAAAGTAACTATTCCTGCATCATCAATTAACGTTTCTTCTAACGCTTCGGTAGCAACTAAATTTACTTTCCCAAGTTTAGTTTATCTAAATCAAGATACTGAGTATGCATTCATTGTAAGAACTACATCACTAAATTACAAAATTTGGGTATCTAGATTATCTGAAACCGACGTAACAACTGGATTTAAAATTGACAAACAACCATATGCTGGTTCGTTGTTTAAATCTCAGAATATGTCAACTTGGACACCTGACCAATTTGAAGATATTAAATTTACTTTAAATAGAGCATCATTTAAGACTAATTCCACCTATACATGTACCCTTAATAATAAACCAGTTTCTTCCGTAAATTTAAAGACAGATTCTTTATCTTTTACTTCTGGTTCTCCTTCGATTACAGTTTATCATCCAAATCACGGAATGCATAGTACACAAAATTATGTAACTATTTCTGGAGTTGTTTCAAATGTTGCTTCAACCACTCTAACTTCATCAAATCTTACTTCTGGAAGTATTACTGGAAATATTACAGTTGCGGATGCTTCGTCTACTGTTTGGACAACTGTAAATGGTTCTGCAGTTAGTTCATCAAATCCTGGTTATGTATTAATTGATAATGAAGTGTTAAAATACACTGCAGTATCTGGAAATACTTTAACTATTCCATCAGATGGAAGAGGACAGTTTGATACAACTGCAGCTGCACATAGTTCTGGTGCATCTACCAGTTCATATCATATTAATGGTATTCCTCTAAATCAAATCAACAAAACACACCAAATTGCAGAAATTATTGATTTAGATTCCTACAAAATATCTGCGGTCTTCAATGCAAATAGTACTATCATTTCTGGTGGCTCTACAATTTTGGCGACAAGAAATATTCCATACGAAGAAATAAATCCACAGTTGAACCTAATCACTCTAAGTTCAACGGAAGCTTCTGTAGGATTTGAAAGTGTAAAGGGTAATAGTCTATATGAATCTGCATCTTCGTTCTCAACAATTTCTGAACAACCTATTCAGAATCTACAGAATACAGAGTTGACGGTTCCTAGAATTATTGCTTCTAAACCAAACGTTACAAATTATCTCTCCGCTGTTTTACATTCATTAAAGTGTAATGTGAAATTCTCCACGACTCAAGATAATATCAGTCCTATTTTGGACGTTGCTGGTTCTTCAATTATTACCATTTCAAATAGAATTTCTAAGAAAACTACAAATGGAGTATTGGATGCTACTGCTGAATTGACGCCAAATTCTGGAAAATATTCTGCATATGTTTGTAAGAAGGTAACATTACAAAATACATCCACTTCTATAAAAGTTCTTTTAGATGCTGTCAGAAAGCAAGGATTGAATGGTCAATACTCTGATATTAAAGTTTACGCAAAAATAAGTGGAGATACTAATCTCGGAAACTTTAACGATATGAATTACATTGAAGTCCCTGCAGTTTCATATCCAACATCAACAAATTCTACAGATTACAGAGCATTTGATTTTGAAATTAAAAACCTACCCGAATTTAAAGAATTTGCTATCAAGGTAGTTATGATTAGTGCAGACCAAACAAATGTTCCTAAGATTAGTAACTTTAGGGCAATTGCTTTGGCAGTATAATATGGATAAGATAGCAGTTGAAGGACATCCACATCTTTATAGAGATATTAAGAGTGGAGCAATAATTAATACGAACTCTACTGATTATTCTTCTTACATGGAAGGGTATCAAACAAGACAACAACAATCTTATAGGATTGATAAAATTGAAAACGAGTTGTCGGAAATTAAAGGTTTATTGAAACAATTGATGGAAAAATTATGACAGAATTGCCCCTGAATAAACAATTTGCTTTGCAAAAGATTTTAAACGATATTGATACATTAAATGAATCGGATGCAAAAGATATTGCGAAAAAATTTGCACAACTCTATTACCACAGTCAACAGACTTGGATAAATTTGAGTGGTTGGCAAGTTAAGTAATTAGAAAGGTCTCCTTATAAATATTAGGGAGACTTTATAATATAAATAAATTTAAATGGCAGCTGCTCACAACTTATATATTGACCAGGGAACTGATTTTAACGCTCAAATTACCATTTATAATGATAATAATAGCCCTTGGGATTTGACTGGGTATACTGGGACTGCTAAAATAAGAAAATCTTATTATAGCAGCACATCAGTTGATTTTACAGTATCATTTGCAACTGTAAGGACAACTGGAACCATTATTCTTGATTTGACTTCTTCCCAAACCACTAATATGGAACACGGAAGATATGTATATGATGTAGTAATCACTAATGGAGCTGGAAAAAAGACTAGAGTTATAGAAGGTATTGTTACCATCAATCCAGGAGTAACTAAATGAAAACAAAGGTTACTATTTCCAATCAACCTCAAGTCATTACAGTTTCAGCTAATGCTGCACAAAAAATGTCGTCATTGAGCGATGTAGACGCTTTGAATGCACAACATGGAGCACTTCTACAATATGATTCTACTGTTGGTGCTTGGGTTGCTTCCAATGTTATAGAAAGAAATGGTCTAACCATTAATTGCGGTAACTACTAAAACCATCAGGGAAAACACAAATGGCAACTATCATTAAAATTAAAAGGTCCTCAGGGACTTCTACACCAAACCTAGGGCAAGGTGAATTAGGTTATTCTTGGGGTACATATACTTACTCCGACTTCACTACCAGCGGAACGGTAAACGCATCTGGTAAGATGTTCCTAGGTACTGGTACAGAAACTGGAGGAATCGCTGCCAATAGTGAAATTATCGGTGGTAAGTATTTCACCGAGATGTTGGACCATCAACACGGTAACCTAACAGCAAACTCTGCACTTATCGTAGACTCTGCGAGTAAAATTAATATTTTAAACGTAGATAATATTACTCTAGATTTAAACACCATTTCCACTACAAACTCAAATGGTGATTTAAATATTGATACGAATGGAACTGGTGATGTTAATATTCTTGGTGCTGCAACTTCTGGAACAAATCTTTTTAACATTACAGATGGTTCCACAACCAGATTTTCTGTTGATAGTTTCTCTGGTGCAACCACAATTTCTTCTCCTGCTTTAACTGCATCTGAAGAACTTTTAAATATTAGTTCCACTTGGAACAATGCAGCTGGTACTTTCTATGGTATCAAGTTTGACGTTACCAATACTGCTTCTGGAGCAAACTCCAGATTACTTGATTTACAAGTTGGTGGGTCAAGTCAATTTAATGTAGATACAAGTGGAAACTTAACTCTACAGGGTAATATCACAACCGCAGGAACTACTGATTTAGTTCTTCCAGATAATACAACTGGTGCTCTTACAATCAGAGAAGGTGCAAATAATTATCTAAAATTTGATACTACCGATACTTCCGAATTAATTACTTTCGGTAATACTCTAACTAGTATCAACGAAGTAATTAAAGATAACGTTGCTAACGCTTATGCTCTAAAAGAAGGAGCAAATCAATATATTGCTGTTGATACTACAAACGGTTCGGAACTAGTCAAGTTTGAAACTGGAAACGTTCAAATTACTAATGATTTGGCTGTTAATGGTGGAGATTTAACTACAACTGCAACAACATTTAATTTACTAGCATCCCCAACAACAGTAAATATTGCAGCAGCTGCAACAACACTAGCATTAGGAAACACTGGTACTGCAGCAAGAACTGT